TTTGTCAAACTTACTTTTTTAGCACATTGAGCTGCCCAATTATCTATACTAGTTGTAGTAAATTCTTTAATCCAATGCTTAGATAGGGGGTAATCAGGCAAAGAAAATTGTAAGTTTAGTTCGTTGTGATAAAAACTTTTAATTAAAGTAATACAATTTATACCTGAATATACATGAGGTAAACCTATATACTCTCGTACCATGACGCAAACTCCGGAAAGGTTTTAACAAATGATTCATTACGTAGCTTATCTACTCTTTCAGTCTCTTGTTTAAAAGAGACTAGTTGACTACTCTCATCTGTGCTAGTCATATAACTTAACCAATTTTTTATTTGTTCTAGATCATATGTTGTTAATATTGGTCTATATTCTTTTATAAACTTTTTATATATATCAAGCACTTGTTGTTTAGATTCTTTAGGAAGACAAGTAACTTTTTGATAAGAAGGTTCTAACTGTGTTGAACCATAAAAATCAAAATCATTACGTTTACACCATATAATAAGATCAGGCATAGAAGTTATACTATATATATTTATTACACAACTAACTGTTTGTATATGCTCTTTAAACATAATAGCATGTTTTTCAAATTTAGGCCAGGATAATCCTTTTCTAGCATACTCTACTCGGCTTCCATATCCTTCAACACTAGGCCAGATAGATACTTTTTTAAAATTAGCCCATAACTGGGTAAGATCATATTTTTTAAATTTAGAATAACTTAAATTAGTATTATAACTGACATGAATATTTTTAGCATAACCTGAATCTATAAGTAAATTAAGCATTTTATAATGACCTTCTTGTATAAAAGGCTCACCTCCTGCAAAATATATTTCTTCTAAATTAGGAATATACTGAGGCACATCTTTCCAAAAATCTTCATTATCTGTGTAATAGTCTTTAGTCTTATTCCAACCAGCTTCTAAAGTATCTTTATACCAACTAGTAGATGCATAAGGTCCACACATTCTACATTTAAAATTACATAAGTTACCAAATCTAATATCTAGATAAGTAGGAGTATTATCTATACTACCATCTTTATTAGTTTTATCTTGTAGATAAGCATATTTATTAAATCTTTGATTTACTTGTAGTCTATTACTTCCACTACCTTGTTTTTCTTTATTATAACAGGCTTCTACACACTCACTAGGTATATTATTTTTTAAAAGATTTAGACGAGCTTGTTTATACTCTATGCTATTCCATATTTTACCTAAAGATTGTTTATAGTTACCCATAGGTCTAACACTAGAAGTATATTCAGCATGACAACATATATAAAAGTTACCACTTAGACTACCAAAAATATGCATCCAAGGAAGTATACAACCTTTTATTTTAGTGTCTGGGTATTGTTCTTCCTGTTGCAGGGAAACCTCCAAAATGTATTCCATTGTTTCTAAGATTACATGCTACTATATTTTTACCGCATATATCACCTTCAGGACCTGACGCAGTTTTATTATCTTGTCCAATAGGATTTGTATTAGCAGTAAGATTAGTGCCAGGTATTGTGCCGCCCCCTGGTCCTGGATATTGACATTCCTCACCTTTATACTGCCATTGACAAGTATTTTTATAATATTTACGTTTAGGTGTTATTTGTTTAAAATACTGTAACCAAGTTACTAAACCAAAGTCAGCAGTACTCTGATTTAATGCTTCTAAATTATTTATTTTAAATCTATCTTCTATATTAGACTCTGTATCTGCATCGGCATTAATTATAAAAATTTCATCACCTATATTAGTATTAGATTCTAATTCATTAGATAAAAATAAGAATCTATTTTCTTCTATAGTTTGTATAGTTGCTGTGGTAGAACCCTTTGAGGATTTTACTGTATCTCCAACTCTATAAGGCATAGCATTATATACTTCAATAACATTTGAAGTAATGTATTTGGTGACACTATGTTCTGGCCATACATCTAAAAAATTAGCAAATGTAGTTTTAATATCAACTACACCTCCTTGTAGATCTCTAGAATCATTTTTTTGTATCTGCCAAGTTCCTGCGACTGCTTCAGTTTGCTCTTTAGTAAAAGAAGCATTAGCTTTACCATATAATCCTACTACAGAGTCGCTATAGTTTAACCCTTTTGCTCTCGCTGCAGTTAAACTATCAAAAGCAATTTCTCCTGCATTACCTACCTGTGCAGGAGTAAAATTAATAGTTCTAGGATCAATACCATTAACAGGTACCCCATTAACATTAGCTACACATGAATTAGAAATATTATTACCTACAATATAAGGATCCTCTACTAAAGCAGATATAATATTGTCAACATTAAATACTGTTAAAGTAAGATCATCAATTTTACCATCTTGATTTTGTTTAATACTAGTTATATTTATAGGAAATGGTATATAAGACTCTCCATCATAAGTTACGTTATATTGTAAGTCAGATACTAAATCTCCTGCTATATCTGCGAATTTTAAAGGAAAATTAGTAGGCCAAGACCTACCAGCACCTTCACCAGTAGGATTACCATGTTTATCTGGAGGAAACCACTCACCTGGGTAGTATACATCATATAAACGCACTACAGGGTTTTGAACAAAAGCATTTTTTTCTGCTATAAAAAGACTAGGAGCCTGAGAAGCTATAGTAGTTGTAGCAGTAGTTACTTCACTGGTTGCGATATTAGAAGTAAAAGGAATAGCACTTAGATTACTCGCTAAATCAACGAATAATAGTTCTCCATTAGGAATAGTATTTGGAGGGGCAGATATAGTTAATGTATCACTATCTAATACGCTATCAACAGTTTGGGGACTAGTATAACCATTACTACCTATAGAAGTAATTTGATAACCTGCTTTAATACTTGTAGTATTAGCAACGTTTAAAGTAGTGATAAAAGTAGCAGAACCTGTATCTCCTGAGTATGCTGTAAATGCACTAGTGTTAACAATACTAAAACTATTTTCATTTATAAGTGTAGTTTCATAAATCTGCCCATTAACTTCTGTCATACCATTTATAGCAGAAAACGCAATACGTGCTCCATTACTAAATCCATGAAGATTAGCTGTTACAACACCTGGATTAGCTCTTGTTATACCTGTAACTCTTTTACTACTACCGCTAGTTCCCCCAATATTTGCTACAGTAAAAGTTAGTGCGGCAGCTCCACCACCACCTAACTTACTATCAGCAACAGTTATAACATCACCTATAACAAACCTATCGCCACCAGCCGTAACTGTTACTGCTGCAGCACCTGAATCGTTTACTACTATACGAAAAGTTGCATCAGCACCTACACCTGTTTTTGTGTAGTCAGAAGCGGTAATAGTATAAGTATTTGCACTTCGATCAGTATCTGCAGCACCTATATTAGTAATTGCTGTTATAGGAGTTGATACTGTTGTATTAAGCCTAAGACCTGATATAATAGCACTATTTGAATTTATAGTTTCACTGGTATGAAACTCTTGTAATACATTATTTAATTTAACTTTTAATTGTTTAGTGGTAGCATTAACATTTGCTATAAAACCTACTGTAGAACTAGTAGCTCCTATAATACTATTACCAGATATAAAACCAGCAGGGTTAGCAACAGTTAATATTACATCATAATTTCTAGCAGTCATTATTCAAAAGTCTCTTGCAATTTAAAGGTAACTGTGTAAAAATTCTCAGTTAAGGACGAACCACTTGACAAAACTTGGTTTATTTGTAAACCTCCATCAAATCTTGTAGTTATTGTACCACTTTCATTTAAATGTGACAAGTCAAAAGTAAAAGATTCAAAAGTTCCGCTTCTAGCGTTATAAAAATTTTCAATTGCTGTTCTTTCTACACCACTTATATTAGTGTATGCTAAATTATAGGATCTAAGAGGTCTTCTAGTATTTAATCTTCTTTTTTCATATCCAGATTGAGACTTAAAAGTTGTTACATCAAATACTTTCTGAGTGCCAAATCCTCCATCAGGTTTTCTATCTGCCATAGAGTTAAATCTATCTGAAACAGTAGTAGAGGCATCAAATACTCTAATAGATAAACTATCTGCACTATCAATGGCCCCTAAAGGAGACCCGCCAATCACAGTAGCAGTAGTAGTAAGAACATTATGAATTGCTCCTCTATATCTAGCACCATCTGCCATTCTTATATAGTCAATTTTACCTTTGTATCTTTCTCGACTAGCAACAGATCCGCCAGCTACAGAAGTATTAGCACCAATAATTAAAGAACCACCCGGAAAAGGAGTTACTTCAGGATTATAGTGTACTTCTTTAACTAGTGCATTAGCTACATAGAGTCGTAAATTATCAGTAGTTTTATCATAAGATACAGCTACTTGATAACTAGTACCTCCATTACAGTTACCACCATATATTTCTGTTATACTATTTGATTTATTTATTATAAAACCTACATTAGCATTTGATCCTACTGTGCGTAGAGCATAATAGTTTGTAGCACTATTATGACGAGCTAATATAGTTTGATTAGAACTCATACTAGCTCCTGAATCAGGAGTTATAATAGTATCAAAAGTAAATGATTTCTCTTCTCCTACATTAAAATCATTACCTGAACCTGTTACAGCTATATATTTAGAACCATCTAAGACTACGTTACTTTGGTTAAAAGATGCAGAACCACTATTTATAGCAACTGTATGTTCTTTAGGACTAGAGTCAGTTAAGTTATCTGCAAAGTTAGTTAATAAATTAACAGCGTTATTATCACCTATATCTATACCTTGATAAGCTAAGGTAACAGAAGGATATGTGTAACTACTAGGTGATTGAAAAACACCACCTACATATACCATAAAATCACTAGTAGTTGCTACATTTACAGTAGACGGAAAAGAAAAGCCCTCAGTAACACCATTAATAGTATAACCATTACCATTAATTACAGTAGTAGTATTATCGTAATCTACGGCAGCTATTGAAGGAAAAGTTCTATTTAATCTAAATCTAGCGGGAAGTGATATTGTCTTAACTATTAACTCAGTGGCATTAGGAGCTGCAACAAAACTTATTGTTTGTCCTGCATTGGATAAAGAATAGGAACCTGTAGATTGTAAGATTCCTTCTTGGAATACAGTGACTTCACCTTTACTTTCTACAGCACTAGGTAAATTAAAGGCTACCCTAGTAGCACCTGTGGTATTAAAAGTAGTAGTACCTATAACTGAAAAAGCAGTTATAGGTGCGATGGCATCATCAGGGTAGGTAGAAGTAGTCATATCTTATCCATTTCTCATAGCTTGTCTAATAGGGCCATTAGCAGCTAAATCTCTGAGTACAACATCAATAACAATTTTATCTGCATCGAGTTTAGGTTCTCCTTGTTGTTCTGCTTCTTTAGGCTTACCTTCATTAACAATATTAAATTGTACATTACCCATACCAGCAGCACCAGTAGCATTCATTTGACCTAAGTTGCCTGCACCGATAGATTTAGCAGCAGGTTTACGAATTACAAATTCACCAGGTTCTAACATAGCGGGTACGCGGTCACGAAGCGCATTTACTTGTCCACCGTCTGCCATATGACGTACTCCTACTAAACCTCCAGTAGCCATAGGGACTCCTCCACCACCAAACATACCCATAAAACTAGAGCCTATACCGCTTATTATACTACCGATACCACCTTCGCCGCCCATACCACTAAGGCTTGACATGAGACTAGAGCCCATACCACTAAGGCTTGACATAAGACTAGAGCCCATACCACTAAGGCCTCCCATTACATTACTAAATATACCACTCATTGAACTGCCTAAACCTTTAAATGTTTCCATAGCAGAAGATCCAAATTTACCGATTCCTTCTTTCATACTTCCAAAAACACCCATAGCTTTTTGTTTAAAGCTCTCCATAAAACCCATACCTTTTTCTTTAATACTAGCTAGAGGATCAGCTTCTTCACCTTTTCCACCGCCGCCACCCTCTCCGTTCATAACTTTTACATGCAATTCACCATTTCCCGAAACAGTTGCGTTATCAGCACCTTTTGTCTCATTCACATCAAAACCAAATAAGCTAGATGTAATTGCTGACACTGCTTGTTTAGCAGGTTTTATTAGTGTCTGCTCTAACACATTTTTACGAATATTATTAAAGGTATCTGCAAAAATATCTCCTAAACCGTCTTTAATAGACTTACCTTCCATTATATTGTCAAATACTTTGTGTATAAGATCACTAACACCTTGATTAATAGATTCGTTAACTTTTACATACAGTTGATAACGATCAGAAGCATACAGTTCAAGTAACTGTTGCTCTCTTTCAAGCGCAGCTTTAGTGGAATTATATTTTTGATTAGCTGCTTCAGTTTCTAATTGCTGTTGACGTTCAATAGCAGTTTTTTGATAACCGAATCCTGCCATATAAGCATTTTCTATCTGACTATTAAGTTGTCTTAATCTTTCTACAGTTTGGTCATCGTTTATTCCTGCGATTTTCTCTCCTGCTACTGGCTTTTTACGAGGATCATTTAACTTTTGAAGTTGTTGTAGCTGTGCTATGTCTAAAGC